GAATATACTTCAATTGATGTTTCTAGAACTGTTGGAGTAGGGTCTACAAGTAGACTTTACTTATATAATCAAAACAATCCAGACATTAGACCCGAATCCAGAATCCAGGGATATAGAGTTGGTTCCAAGAGTGATGATAGACTTTATGTTTTAATTCCTGATGGTGTAACTACTGAGGCATACAATGCAAGAATTGTGATGCCGGAGACTCATATTGGTTCAAGTAATGTAACCAGTGTGAAGGTCTCAAGAGTCGGTAGATCTGTAGGAACAGGTAATAGCATTGCAAGTAATATACTTACATTTACCGAAGATCATAGTTTTCAGAATGGTGAATCTATTAGAGTTGTGAGTGATAATTCAAGACTTCCTGATGGTCTTGAAAATAGTTATGTTTACTATGCGATCACAACTGGTCTGAATGATGATCAAATTAAGATTGCACAAACTACAAAAGATGCTGAGTTTGGAACAGAGTTAGTTCTCAACAATCTTGGTGGTAATCTGAGTGTTCAGAGTAGAGTTAGTGATAAGAATTCTGGCGATATTGGACATCCAATTCAGTTTGACTCTGATGTAAACCAATGGTATATAACTGTTGGAACTGCAACATCCGATAACACACTGTATTCTAAACTGGTAAGTCTTGGAACTACCACTCTTGGTGATTCAACTTCTAGAACATACATTACAAGAACACCTGATACCAGATCATCTGACGATAGGATTTATCAGTATAGATATATACTTCCTGCTTCTTCAGGTGTTGGAACTGCTAGAGTTCCTAAAGATAGTTTCATTGTTCAAGAATCCAATCGTGTCAATGGACAAACAGATACTGAAGTAGGACTTCAGTACAATCCAGGATCTGTTACTATGAGTAACAGTGGCCAACTCCGAAATCCATCTTACATCACCAAGGCAAAGTATAATGGTGGAATTGCATTCTATGAGACAGAAAGAAATCATCGTCTATCTATTGGTTCCACTATTGAAGTCAATAATGTAACCAGTACAAACTTTACTGTTGGTACAGCACAATCTGGTTATAACGGTAAATTCAGAGTTATTGGTATTCAAAGTGCCAGATCATTCTCTGTAGAGGGTGTATCTACTGATCCTGGAACTTTCACCAACAATGTTTCTAGTAGAACTACAAGTCTTCCTACTTTCAAACGTAAGAACTTTAATAATGATTATTTTGTCTATGACGTTCAACAGGTTAAGGAGTATGTTCCTGGACAACAGGATGGTGTTTATTATCTGAATATTCTTAATACATCAAATACACCTCAAGTATCACCATTTGATAACTCACAGGAGTATAGTTTCAGACAACCTATTATCAATCTTTATCCACAAGTTGATAGAGATAATCCAATATCAGATCCAAGTCCCTCTATAACTTATGCACTCCCTGATAAGATTGGTAAGACCGTTATCAGTGAACCAAAAAATAGTACTACCAAAGAAACACTTGATAAGATTAATAATGAAAACAATTTGGGTGTTGGTATCACTGATATTCAATCTGCGGCTGATGGTTCAAACATTGTTATCTTTACTGACCGTGACCATGGACTACAACAAGTTACTAGAGTAAGTGTTGGTGCCGGTGGTTCTGGATATGGTAATGGTAGTGGTGGAACAGAAAACCTCTACAATGCAATTCTTTCTGGTTCAAGTTCCGGTACTGGTGGTCTAGCAAGAATTACCGTTGATGCATCTGGTAGTATTACTAATGTTCATATTATGAATGGCGGTAGTGGTTATGTTCTATCAGAAACACTGAATGTTGTCGGAACTTCTCAAACCACAGGTTATAGTCAAGGTTCGGTTACTGTTGATAAGGTTTATAATAATCTCAACGATACTATTCAAATTTCTGGTGTCGTATCTGATGATTATGTGCAATATAATCAACTCTATAGAATTTCTGAAATCATCAGTAATAACTCTATTAGAGCAATACCTGTCGATACTATTACATCTGGTATCAATACCACTGGTATTGGTTCTATTACAACTACAGACGCACTATTCAGTCTTACAGGTCCAACTCTTGGTATCAGTACATTTGTGTATGATAATGTCAGTGGTCTGGCAACAGTCACCACAAACCAAGGTCATGGTCTGAGAGTTAATAACACTGTTAGAATTGGTGGAGCTACCACAGACTTCTTTAATAAAGATTTCCTTGTTACTGATAACGTAGGTATCAATACGTTTACAATCAATGTGGGTGTCAATACAGTTAATCCAGGAACTGGTGGAACTATTCGTGCATACTATCCTGGTAACACCTCTCAAGGTGGAACACTTCTATCAGGTTCTGATGAGAACTTTGGGGGAAGAGATATTACCCCCTATATTGGTATCACTACTGTTATTTCTTCGGTCGTCGCTAATGCAACAACAGATGAAGTCAATATCGAAAATCTTACAGATTTTAATCTTCAGATAGGTGATTATCTGAAGATTGATGATGAAATTGTGAGAATTAAGACAACTGTAACTTCTAACCCTGTTAAGGTGTTCAGAGGTATGATGGGTACAAGACCCACTAGTCATCTAGATGAGAGTGTAATCAAGAAGGTTTCTGTCTCACCTGTTGAATTTAGAAGAAACTCAATTATCCGTGCATCCGGTCATACATTTGAATATCTTGGTTATGGTCCTGGCAATTACTCTACTTCACTACCTGTCAAACAGAAGAAACAACTTTCTGTTGATGAACAGTTAACTGCACAGTCACAAACTACCTCTGGAGGTGTTGTTGTCTATACCGGTATGAACGATGCTGGTGACTTCTTTATTGGTAACAAGAGAATTTCCTCCAATACTGGTAAAGAAATTGTTTATGATACTCCGATTCAAACCTATACTGGTGAAGACTTTGTTAATGGTGAGAATGCATCATTTGGTATCGATGTTCTTGAGACACAAGAGGTCATTGCTTCTAGAGCACTGAGAGTTAATGGTGGTCCTTCAAATAATATTCTTTCAGAATTTGATGGTCCAGTTGTATTCAATCAAAAACTGACATCTACCTCGGATAAAGGTATTGAGGCAAACTCAATATTCCTTCAAGGTGATGCAGTTGTTTCTAGAAACTATACTGTTGGTATCACAACTCCCACAGACGCAGGTAATCCCGGTGACGTAGTTTATAATGCAAATCCAACTAAAGGTGGAACAATTGGTTGGACTTATACTATAGAAAATGGTTGGTATGAATTTGGTAGTGTTACCTCTGAAGGGGGTGAGTTTATCTTTGAAAAAGTTGGTATTGGAACAACAACTGCAGGAGATTGTACTTTTAAGGTTGGTTCTGGTTCTTCAATGTTCTGTGTTGATGAAACTGGAGTTGGCATTGGAACTACTTCTAGTGGTTATAGTCTAAGTGTTGAGGGTAATGTCAATGCAAACTTCTATTATGGGGACGGTTCAAACCTTTCAAACCTGTCATCCGATAGTCTTTGGAGTAATACTGGTACCGCAGGAACTTCAATATGGTATGATAAGAATGTTGGTATTGGTACAACAGTAGTTAATACTGACTATACATTATGGCTTGGTACTCCTGGTACAGGAAAGACTGATCTATATGTCAATAATCAGTCTAGATTTATCTCTACTGCCACATTTGAGGGTAATGTTAATTTTGATGGACAAGTAAACATACAAAATCTGGTGTCTAATGGTGGTAATGTTCTTGCAGGATTCATTACAACCACAGACGCTTTGAGAGTCGGAACAAGTAACACTACATTCTCTGCGGTAACTAGTCAGGGTGTTGGTATTGGAACCTCAGCTCCTAGAGAAAATCTGGACATTGAAGGTAGGACAAGATTTAAGTCATATTATGAGATAACTCAACAACTTACTTCTGTAAGTAATATTGTTACTATTGACTTGTCTCATGGTAATTCTTTTACACATACTACTACAGAAAATGTTGGCTCATTTAAAATTATCAATCCTCCAACGGGTGGTACATTTGCATTCACACTGAAAATCTCACAAGGTGCTACACCTAGGTCAGTTGGTATTTCTACATTTACTAATAGTATTGGTAATGCCGTTGCTGTCTATTGGCCTGGTGGATTGATACCTGAAGTTACTGGAGTTGGAACTGCTACAGATGTTTATTCCTATATGAGTTTTGATGGAGGTACTTCATTGTTTGGTGGAGTTATTGGACAGAACTTCATTACCGGTATTGGTGGAACTACTCCATTCAATGGTTGGACATATGATTCCAACTCTAAGACTGTCACCATCTATGATAATCTTACTACAATTGGTGAAGTCTCTGCAGGTGCCACCATCACCTCCAGTAGTGACATTAACTCTGGCACCTAAATATCAATGTAGGAAAGTAGAAACTAATGATACCATTCGGTCTTAGGGCATTTAGAACACCGCCTACAGAGTTGTATTTGAATGGCCCTGAGTTAGAAATACTAACTCAACCACAAAATACAATATCCTCTGTAGGTGGTACATCTACTTTTACATCATCTGTTAGAGCTTTTTTCAAAAATAACCAAGAAAGTCCAGTAGCTGATGGTGCAATTTTGTATCAATGGTTTGATCAAAATGGTCCATTGATTGATGGAACCAAAATTAGTGGTTCTAAATCAAATACACTTACTATCAGTAATGTACAATCTCCAAATGATAATAGGTCTCTTTACTTAAGAGCAACTTATATCCCTGGTGGATATGATAATAAGAAGGAGGATTACTTTTTTGAGACTAAAACTTCAGGTAGTGCGAATAATAGTCCGATACTTACAAATAATGTCTCACTGACTATTATACCTACAATTACAATTACAACTCAACCTGAATCACAAACTGTGGGTTTGGGTCAGGATTTAACTTTCACAGCAGCTGCTTCTACTTCAGACCCATCAATACCTCTTAATTACTATTGGACTATTGACGGTACAATTCAATCTAATTCAAATTCAACTTCTTTCACAGTTACAACATCAACTATTGGAACACAGAAAATTCAGTTCCATACATTTGTGACTATTGATGGTACTCAATATGTCACTTCCTCAAATGAAGCAGACATTATTACAGTAACACCAAGAGCTCTTGTTAAGTTTGAGGCATTTGATACTACTAATAATTCGATATCGACTCAGGAAGCACTTCTTGATGGAGGACAATATACATTATCAGATTCCGTATTTCCCAACAATTTCAATGTTGTGACTTTTTATGCAAAAGAAAAAGATCTTAAATTGAATTTGCAACTTAATGCTTCAAAGGGACTTGATAGTTCAACTAATTCTGGTGGTGAAGGAGGAACTTCTACAATTATAATTGATGTAGAACAAAATGTAGAGTACACATTATTAGGAGTTACCAATAACTCAGCAATATTTCTTTATAAAGGATCTCAACTTTTTACTGTCGTAGGTCAAGGCGGCGCCGCTGGTATCAGCGATGGAGGTGATGGTGGAGGAATCGGACTTTCTGGGACAGATGGCGTAGGAACTGGAGGTGGTTCTGGTGGTCAGGTACCTACAATTTCATTAGATGGTATATATGGTTCAATTATTCAAAGTACAACATTACAATCTGGAGACAGTATTGCATCAGTTCCTGATGGTGGAAGAACTATTTCATGTACTAAAGGTCAATATTGGCTTGATCAGGGTGTTTCACCATGTTCTGATAACGATACTTCGCCAATTAAATTCAGATCATCTGATGGAACAGAAATTTCTGGAAGTGATGAGATAATTAGAGGATTCAAACCAGGATACACTATCACCACAACTGCTGGTGCAAAAGGTTCATCTAACGGTGGTAATGGAGGTAATGGTGCCGAAGGTGGTCAAGGTGGAACCACTGGAGGTGGTGGAGGAGGAAGTGGATATACTGATGGTTCAGTTACTCTTGTTTCTTCAACTTCTGGTGGAAACAATACTAATAAGTCAAGTGTATTGTTCTCAGTTGTATTGATATAAATATAAAAAACTACGGGGTGGATAGTGAAACCCTACAATAACCATGTCTCTAAGTAAGAACTTTGTAGTCAAGAACGGTGTAGAGGTTTCAACAAACCTTATCTACGCCGAAAGTAGTATTGATAAAGTTGGCATTGGAACCACTACTCCTAATGCTAAACTTGACGTTATTGGAAATATTGTTGGTGTGGGTCTGACCCTATCAGGGTCAACTACTGGAACCAATGCAAATTATTCGGGGATCGTTACTTCTAGCACTGGTCTGGATGTTGGTTCAGGTGGAACTTCGATTACTGTTGACATAACCAACAACAGTACTGGATTTAACTCTACAACACCTGATACCAACTACGTTTTAGATATTCAACCAGGTGCTGGTCAGTCAGCAGCTACTTTTGGTGCCGGTGTTGATATTGGTGGGTCAACTTATATTGATGGCGATCTTACTGTAAGTGGTGCAATTGATGGTAGTTTCACAGTAAATTTAGATAATCCAGTTATCGCTGGTGTTGTTACTGCAAATAATGCAGAAATCTTCACACAGTTTGATATTATCAATAATAGTAATATTGCATATCAATATCAATCAACTGGAATTGGTTTCACACAAAATACAGACAATCCAGTACTTGTCATTAATAGAGGGCAAAAATATCACTTTAATTTGAATGCTTCTGGACATCCATTTTATATTAAAACTGACAATACTACAGGAGCAGGTGATCAATACACGGCGGGTGTTACAAATAACGGTGCTCAGGTAGGTGTTGTCACCTTCTATGTTCCATATAACGCTCCTAAAGAACTTTATTATCAATGTGGTGCTCACTCTGGTATGGGCAACACCATGTATGTGTTGAAAGATCCACCAGTTGGTTTGACCACCACCGCTCCACTTGCTATTGCCGATCTATATGTCACGGGCATTTCTACGATTATCGGTAATGCAGAATTTCAATCAAATATTATTCTTGGTGATAATGATGAGATCCAACTTGGTACAGGAACAGATTTACAGATTTATCATAATGGAACTAATTCATTTATAGAAAATAGCACAGGTTCTCTTTACATTAGAGACACGAGCGGTGGTGATATTCGCATTCAAGGAAAATCTGGAGAAGATAGTATCATTGCTAATGATGATGGATCAGTAGATCTTTATTATGACAACTCCAAAAAGTTTGAAACTACTAATACTGGTGCAATAGTCACAGGAATCCTGACTGCAACAACCTTTAGTGGTTCATTCAGTGGTTCAGGTGCATTACTGACTAGTATTCCTAATGGAGCACTAGATAACTCCACCATCTCTGGTATTTCTCTTGGTTCTAACCTAGCAACACTGACTAGAGGAACTTATCTAACTGGTTCTGACTACAATGGTTCTACTGCTCGAACCTGGGCAGTTGATGCCACATCAGCAAACACCGCATCTAAAGTTGTTGCTCGTGATGGTAGTGGTAACTTCTCTGCAGGAACCATTACAGCAACACTAAGTGGTAATGCCACAAGTGCAACAAGTGCAACAAGTGCAACTAACGCGGCTAATGCTGCACTACTTGATAGTATTGACTCTAGTCAGTTCTTAAGGTCTGACACGGCAGATCAAAAAACCAGTGGAACTTTAAGGTTCAATGATAACGTATTTGCCACTTTTGGTACTGGTGATGATGTTGAGTTCTTTTACGATGGTTCTAATATGTATACCGACCTGGTTGCAGGTGACTGGTTCATCCGTGATGGTTCAACTACACGTTTCACTTTTGATGATGCCGGACATTTTACAGCAACTGGTGACATCAACTCTAGTTCTGATATTAGACTGAAAGATAATATTCAAACACTAGAAGGTTCATTAGATAAAGTGAACCAACTTCGTGGCGTTGAGTATGATAGAATTGATATGAGAATGAAAGGTGAGGAGAAGTATCATCAACTTGGTGTAATTGCACAAGAGATTGAAAAAGTTTATCCTGATATGGTCAATGAGGATGTAGATGGAATGAAGACAGTATCTTATCAACAATTGATCCCTGTCCTCATTGAAGCTGTGAAGGAACTTTCTACAAGAGTAGAGGAATTAGAGAATGATAAATAATAATAGCATAAAATACCGAGTGGAGACACGAAGATGGTAGAATACAACTTTTCATTGATATGAAAGATTCCGACATTAACTGGTCAGGTTGTAATGTAGGATGTACCGTCAGAGGTGGTGGTAATGTGATCTATAAAAGTGGTGGTATCATCTGGATTGTAGCACCATCAGGATCAGAAGCATTCCCTGGCGGAGCATGTACTGCATGGCCTATGGGCTACTGTAGTGGTGACCAAGGAGCTAGTCCAAAAGCAGCAACAAGAATCACTGGTCGTGATGGTTGGTTTATTCCTGATCTAGGAATGCTTCAAACTGCTTATGCATGTAGAACTTATTGGGATACTTATTCCTCAGGTCTCTATTGGAGTTCCACAGAGTACACTAACTCCGTTTTCAGGGCCATGGTCACCACGTTCGCTAATGGCACATCGTACTCCTCCACCAAGAACAGCCGCAGATTTCAGCGTCCTTTTCGGATCATATGTTATTAAATTTTGTACTTTTAACCAAGCAGAGGAAAAGATAAATGGCTATTCAGATTTCAGGAACCACTGTTATTGACAATAGTAGGAATTTTAGTTCTATTGAATCCATTAGTGGAAATGGTGTTGCAACTCAGGCAGAGGCAGAGGCAGGTACAAATAATGATCAAATAATGACTCCTTTGAGAGTTAAACAAGCTATCGAAGCGACAAGTGGTGGTGGTGGAGTAGACGACGACATTAACTGGTCAGGTTGTAATGTAGGATGTACCGTCAGAGGTGGTGGTAATGTGATCTATAAAAGTGGTGGTATCATCTGGATTGTAGCACCTTCTAGTTCACAAGATGGTTCCACATGGCCCTTAGGTTATTGTAATGGTAGTGGTGGTGCCAGTCCAAACCAAGCACAAAGAATCACTGGTCGTAGTGGTTGGTTTATTCCTGATCTAGGAATGCTTCAAACTTCTTACAATTGTAGAGCTTATTGGGATACTTATTGCGGGTGCGTCTACTGGAGTTCCACTGGGTGCTATTCCATCAGTGCACATAATCTTTGCTTCGCTAATGGGACCTATAGCAACCGCCAAACCAATGGGGGGGGGTGTGTTCGCACGATGAGGGTCATATGCTATTGAATTTTATATGAGGAATTAGAGAATAATAAATAATAACAGAATAAAGTACCGAGTGGAGACACGAAGATGGTAGAATACAACTTTTCATTGATATGGGAGGGTGAATAATGGCTATTCAGATCTCAGGAACCACTGTTATTGACCAGAGTAGAAATATTACTAACTTTGAATCTATTTCTGGAAATGGTATTGCAACTCAGGCAGAGGCGGAAGCAGGTACAAGTGACAATCAAATAATGACTCCATTAAGGGTCGTACAAGCAATCTCCGCACTCTCCTCTGGTGGTGGCAAAGACTCTGACATTACATGGTCAGGTTGTAATGTAGGATGTGCCGTTAGAGGTGGTGGTAATGTGATCCGTAAAACCGGTGGGATTATTTGGATTGTAGCACCATCATCGACACAAGTGAATTCGACCTGGCCTATGGGTTATTGTAATGGTGAGGGTGGTTCGGGCCCGAACCATGGCCAAAGACTTACTGGTCGTTCTGGATGGTTTCTTCCTGATCAAGGAATGCTCCAAACTGCTTATAGTTGTAGAACTTATTGGGACAGTTATTCCTCAGCCCGATATTGGAGTTCCACGGAGTGCAATTCAACCGGTGGCGTCTTCGTGCACTTCAGTAATGGAACTGTAGGCAACGTCTCCAAGGGCAACAACACCCAATGTGCTCGCACGATTCGAGTCATATGCTATTAAATTTTGTACTTTTAATCATACGGAGAAAGAGGTAGATGGCTATTCAGATTTCGGGAACCACTGTTATTGACAACAGTAGGAATATCACTAATTTTGAATCTGTTGCCGGAAATGGTGTTGCAACCCAGGCAGAGGCTGAAGCAGGTACAAATAATGATCAAGTAATGACCCCATTAAGGGTCGCACAATCAGTTGCCGCAAATGCATCTAGTGGTGGAGTAGACGACGACATTAACTGGTCAGGTTGTAATGTAGGATGTGCCGTTAGAGGTGGCGGCAATGTATTCTACAAAACTGGTGGGATTATTTGGATTGTAGCACCATCAACAGCACAAGTGTATTCGACCTGGCCTATGGGTTTTTGTAATGGTACTAGTGGTACAACTCCAAACCAAGCACAAAGAGTTACTGGTCGTGATGGATGGTTTATTGCTGATAAGTCAATGATGCAAACTGCTGTCAGTTGTCGAACTTATTGGGATACTCATAACGAGTATGTATGCTATTGGACTTCCGCTGAGTACAACGATGGCATTGGCTGGGCTGTTAGCAGCCCATTCGCTGGTTTAAACGGTGTTTATAAGGGTTGTTGTCATTGCGTTCGGCCGATGAGGGTCATATGCTATACATAAATTTTGTATTTTGATTTTTGTATATTACTGTACAAAATAATATAAATATGATAAAATATGAAAAACTGAATCAATTAATATGAACTTGATAAGCATTTATTCAACTCCAATTTGGCAAACAGAATATCCAGAATTTGAAGAAAATAAGACACAATTTATTCAAGCAATAAGAGACTTAAAAGAAAAAGATCCAGAAGGAGTGAACAAATCAAATCTTTTTGGATATCAATCTTATGAAAGAATTCATGAGGAAGAATCTAGAATTCACCCACTTCTTCATTATATTGGAGAACTGGCAGTTAAGGGAGCAGAAGATCTTGGATTTATCTCTGTTGATGTTGCAATCACATCTGTATGGTTTAATATTAATGATAGTCGTCAGTGTATGAATGCAGAACATACTCATGGAGATACATTCTCTGGAGTATTTTATCTTAAGGCACCAGAAGGTAGTGGAAAGTTAGTTCTACAAAATCCAGGTATTAATAGATTGTGGCAAGGACTTTCTTTGGTTGAAAAGAAAAATCAATTTACTGGAGAAAAGATTTGTATTACTCCAGTAGAAGGTAATATTGTAATGTTCCCTTCATATCTTCCACATTGGGTAGAACCTAATGATCATGACGATGAAAGGATTTCAATTTCTTTCAATGCAATTTGTCTTCCTGAAGGTTCATTAGGAGTTCCACATCAAAATGCAGAATAGACAATATTACTTTATCTCTGGACTTCCAAGATCAGGTTCCACATTACTTTCTGGAATACTTAAACAAAATCCAGATTTTCATGCAGATATAACGTCACCAATATCAGGAATTATTCAAAGTACAATTAATGGAATTACTGGAAGTGAAAATAATCTCAATATAGATGAGCAAAGAAGAAAAGCAATTCTTACTTCAATTTTTGATGGATATTATTCATTCACAGAAACTTCAGTAATTTTTGATACCTCAAGAGGATGGACTGCAAACACACCTTTACTCAAACAACTGTTTCCATATACTAAAGTTTTATGCTGCGTTCGTGATATTGGATGGATTTTGGATTCCTTTGAAAGAATTTCTGCCAAAAATCCATTCTATACAAATACATTAATTGCACAAGAATACAATGCAAATGTCTTTTCAAGATGTGATGCAATGATGAGTAAAGAAGGTGGAATAGTCATGAGTGTCTGGGCACTACTTCATGAAGGTTATGCAATGAATCCGAATATGATTAAGTTGATTGAATATGAGGACTTGTGTAAGACTCCAGAGAAAACTATAAGATCAATTTACAAATTCATTGATAAACCTTATTATGAACATGACTTTAATAATGTAGAATATTCAAATGAAAACTTTGATCTATCATGTAATATTAAGGATCTACATACAGTAAGAAGAAAAGTAGAGTGGATTGAGAGAAAATCTATTTTACCTCAAGATGTTTGGGAAAAGTATTCTGATATGGAATTCTGGAGACAAACAAACAAAAAACCTACATTAGATTATAACTGACATGAACATTTTAGGACTTTATGGTGGATTTGATTGGGAAGCAAATAAATCCTTTGATGAACATCAAGATCTAACATGGACTCATGATGCAGGAGCAACACTAATTTCTAATGGAAATCACGTTACAAGTATTTCACAAGAAAGACTTACCAGAATTAAATACGATGGAAACTTTCCACAGAATTCAGTAGATTATTGTTTATCTGCAGGAAATCTTTCTTATGAAGATATTGATTTGGTTTGTGTTCCTTCAATGTGTCTTACTATTTGGTATAAACAATATTATGAAGGAAATATTCATACCAAATTAAATACATTATTTCCTAATGCAAAAATTAAATTTGTTTCTCATCATTTAAGTCATGCAGCATCTGCAGTATTTTCATCAAATTTCAATGAGGGTTCATTTTTAGTTCTTGATGGTGCTGGTTCACTTTTATATGATTATAGTTATCGAGATGTACAACATGTTGAGACCAATTCAATAGGATATTTTAATAAAGAAAAAGGTATCTTTAGATTTTTTCCAGGTCTTCCAAATGTAAATGAATTTGGTGAGTACTATCACTCATTGTCCCATAAAATCTATTGTGAAAAAATACAAAGACAAATTAATGGTTATGATGAAAAATATAGAGAATCTTGGGATGGTAAAATCATGGGACTTTCTGCATATGGAAGTCATCTAAAATTCACAGAAGATCTCAAAGACTATCAACTCTCAAAAGAGCTTACTTATGAAGATTTACCATATGTAACTTTTAACAGTAGACTCTATAAAGAAAATCACACATTTAAGAATGCTGACGAAAAAGCATATATTCTCCAAAGAAATTTTGAATGTGCTTTGATTGATTATGTAACCGAACTGAAAGAGAAATCTTATCTTGATGATTATATTTGTCTTGCTGGAGGTTCATTTTTAAATGTTCTTGGAAATAGTCTTTTAAAGCAAAGTGGTTTATTTGAAGACATTCATGTTCCACCGTATCCTAATGATGTAGGATTGCATTTTGGTGCTGCTTGTTTTGGCGCATTTCAAAATAAAGAAGAAATCAATCTTCCAAACAACATTGCACTTCTTGGTAAAGAATATACACAAGACACTATTGAACAACAATTAATGGCATGTGATACGAAATACAAGAAGTATGAGAACTTTGAAGAACTTTGTGAATTTGCTGCACAAGAACTTAATAAAAATAAAATTATTGGCTGGTTTCAGAATAGAAGTGAATTTGGCCCAAGAGCATTAGGTTCTAGGTCACTTCTCATGCATCCTGGTCCAGCAAAAAATAAGGACATCATGAACTCTAGAGTGAAACATAGAGAATATTGGAGACCTTTTGCTGGTATTGTTCTTGAAGAACACCTTAATGATTACTTTGAAGAAGATTTCTGTTCCCCCTATATGTTGTATTCACTTACAGTAAAAGAAGAAAAGAGAGGTGAGATTGGTGCTATTACTCATGTAGACAATACCTGTAGAATTCAAACAGTCACTAAAGAACTTCAACCAGAAGTTACTACATTGATTCAAAAGTTCAAAGAAGTTTCTGGTATTCCTGTAGTTCTTAACACTTCATTTAATGATAACGGAGAACCTATCGTAGAAACACCAGAAGATGCAATTAACGCATTCAATAATCTTGATATTGATTATCTAGTGATTGGTAATTATGTTGTTAAGAAAAGTGAGATGATTTATTCATGAAACCAATACATGTATTTTTAAGACATTGCTACTACTCTAAACTTCAAGAACTTCCAACAAGAAACAGACCAGTTTGGTTCAATAAAGAAAAAGTATTTGAAAACTTTAAGAATACAATAGACCCTGAACTTGCAGATTATACTATTGTATATGATGAACACTTTGGTCCTGTTGAAGATACTTTTCTTAAAGATGAAAAGAATGTAGAAATTATCAACTGTGGAAAAGAGACTACAAGTTTCTTAAAGACACTGGATGTTGTTCAATCTAAAAACTTTAATGATGATAAGATTATATATTTTTTAGAAGACGATTATCTACATCGTCCAAACTGGTGTAGAGTAGTCATAGAAGGATTAAGTATTGACAATCTACCATTTAATATTGATTATGTTTCATTGAGTGATTTTCAATTTCTTTATGGTATTGAGGAGTATAATAAACTTCTATACACTAAATCTACACATTGGAAATCTTCAACAGGATCTACAAATACATTTGCAACAAAGTATAAAACATTAAAAGAGGATATGAATGTTCATCAGTACTTTTCACTAAATCCATATGTGAATATTGAAACAGGAGAAAATGTAGAACAATCATTAGACTTTGATAAATTCCAATCTCTTATGAGTAAGAAAGATAGAAAACTAATTTCTCCTATTCCTGGTTACTCTACACATTGTCAAACTGGTAAAAGAATAGGTGATCATCTGTCCCCATGTGTCAGGTGGGAAGACTACCTAAATATTTCCAAATCGAATAATACTTTATTATATTCATGAGTACTGTAATTGTTATCAGTGGTGGAGTTGGAAGGGCAGTAGCAGCAATACCAGCACTTCTAAAGTATCATAAAAATCATCTAGATGAAGAGTGGTATGTGATGGTTCATGGTTGGGATTTTATGTTCTGGGGATTTCCAGAACTTCAGGAAAGAACATTTAATCCTGATGATAAGTCGGTGTTTAAAAATTACTTTTGGAATGCTACTAAAGTTCTCGTGCCAGAACCATATTGCCTTCCCGCATACTATAGGAATGAGATCTCATTAAGAGAAGCATTTGATATTGAAATTAATGGTTCTACTGATGATTTGCCAGAAATGCAGTTGAAGCTTTCTATGACTGAAATTAGAAGTGGTCATAGAGTCATTGCAGAAGCAAAGAACCAACAAAAGAAAAATAAAACCATAGTAATTCAACCTTATGGAAGTGCGGCACTCATATGTCCATTAGAAATCTTTGATGATACTCTAAGATCCATTCCACAAAAAATGTATCTGACTCTCGTCAAAAAACTATCAAAAGATTATAATATCATCTATATGGGTGCAAAGGAGTTTTATGATGGAAAAACATATAAACCAGATCCAGATCCATCATTAAGAGAATGGGCAGGAGTAATTAAAGTCGCAGATTACTTTATTGGATGTGATAGTTGTGGTCAACATTTTGCAAAGGCAGTAGGTCAAAATGCCTCTGTAATGGTCGCAGGAACCCATAAGAACAACACCACATATCCTGATACATTTCATATTATTGAGAGGGATCATAAGTTTCATCCAGATGCTATGAGAGTCTCACAAATTCAAGCACAACTTTCTACAAGATTGAATGAGGAAAGGTGTATGTTCACTGATGAAGAGATTGAGAGTGCCTATCAAACTATTATTCAAAGAATTGAGGGTAAAAAGAAAGTTGAGATTAATGAGATTGAAGAATGGAAAACCAATTTGAATCAACAAAACTTACTTTATAACTAATCATGAATATTTTATCAATCAACTATGGACTTCATGATTCATCTGCTTGTATTTTAAAAGACGGTAAAGTTGCAGTTTATTTTAAGGAAGAAAGGTTGAGTGGGATAAAAAGGGACAATAGTCCTAAATTTGCAATAGATAGATGCATAAAAAACTTTAATGAAAAAATAGACGATACTCTGGTCATCTCATATCCAAATTCCAAACCATATAGAAAACTGACATCTAAATTCTCAAATACAAACAATAATATAGTTGAATTTAGTTATAATCATCATTTATGCCATGCAAGTTTGGCATTTTACAATAGTGGATTTGAAAAATCTGTTGTAGTAGTTGTAGATGGTCAAGGTTCAATTTATGCAGATAATTTGATAGAATCTGAGACAGTTTATCTTGCTTCTTACCCATATAATTTTGAGTGTCTAATTAAAAACCTGTCAACCAAAAAACAATCTTCTAGTGAAAAGTATAAAGATAATATAGTTCCTCATAAAAATTATGAATGCAATATTAATGAAAATGAGGGTGGTATAGTTAATGTTTATAATACTGCATCGAGTTTAATATCTCAAGGAGTTCTTGAGAATGGAAAAACTATGGGATTAAGTTCTTATGGCTCTAAAACAAGTTATCCAAACTTTTTTAATGAAAGTTCTCAACCAGATTGGAGTTTATTTACAGACAAAAAACCACATAAAAGATTACTTAAAGGTCATGAAGATGAAGTAACTGAAGAACTTACTGAAGAAAATTATAAGTTTTATGCAGACTATGCTTATGAAGTTCAAAAACAAACTCAAGAATCAGTTGGAAATTTGATAGAAAAGGCAATTCAAAAAAGTGGTTGTAAAAATGTTTCTATTGTTGGTGGTTATGGAATGAATATTGTTGCAAATCATTATTATACTCAAAGATTTCCTGATGTGAATTTTTATTTTGAACCAAATTCAGATGATGGTGGTTTATCTATCGGTGCCGCTATGTTTTATTATCATGCACTTACAAAAGATAAAACAATTAGACCATTAAAAACTACAGCATTCCATGGTGTTCCATATGATATTTCCCAATATAAAGGAAAAACTACATCAGTAGAAGAAATTGCAAAACTTTTATATCAAGATAAATCTGTTGCAGTTTATACTGGATTTGCAGAAACAGGACAAAGAGCATTAGGAAATAGATCAATCTTATTCAACGCATTGAATCCAAATGCCAAAGAAATTGTCAATGAAATTAAAAATAGAGAGTGGTATAGACCATTTGCTGCAATGGTTTTAGAAGAAGATGCAAATATCTATTTTGATATGGGAAGGATTAAATCAAGTCCTTTTATGACTATAAGTTTTCCAGTGAGACCAGAATATGTTTCAGTAATACCTGGAGTAACACATGTAGATAATACTTGTAGAATACAAACTATTTCAAAAGATAATGGTTATGTTTATGACCTTCTTCATGAGTTTAAAAAACTAACAGGTTATGGTATAATCTTAAATACGAGTTTCAATCTTGCTGGAGATCCACTAGTGGAAACCCCAGAAGATGCAGTTAAAACATTAAATGATTGTTCTTTAGATTATTTGTGGTTTGAAGAAACACAACAATTATTCGATTAATGACAATGAGTAGTGAAATTTACAAATATTCAAGTTCTAATTGGATCATAGAAACTCAATATAATCAACTAGATCTATTAAAAGGTTTTTTGAATTCAAATCAAGGTGTTCATAATAATAAAGGATTAAGCACATCAGGCAATGCGGATCAACATTGGTTTCTTGGGAGGGGTGCTGATTACTCAAAGAATAAACCTTTTATAAAAATACACAAATCAATATCGAAATTAATATCTAAAGAACTAAATGATCATTTTCTTTTAGACACTGATGTATTTTTGAAACCAATGAGTTCTTGGGAAGTTACCGGTACAAAGGGAGGTTTTCATAAAATTCACGATCATCAAGGTAACTATGGAATTTGTATAGTAATATACACACAAGTTCCAGAAACGATAAATGATGAAAATAGTGAAGGTCATGTTTATTTTGTACTGTCTGCCGATATGGGATCAAATTTATACTCATCCGATACGAAAGTAGTAAATATTAAACCAGAACTTGGTAAAATGATCATATTTCCTTCTCATATGTTGCACGGAGTTTATCCATATCCAGAAGGAAATCGACAATCTTTTAATATGGATTTTATTGTGAGACCTTTAGATCAAATTCAAAATGAAACCTTACTAAATTATGATTAAAGTTCCCATTTCAGTTGGAGAATTGTTGGATAAAATCACAATACTCCAAATCAAAGCAGAAAAAACAAATAATCAATTTGTTCACAAAGAACTCAAAGAACTCACACAAACTGCAAAATCTACTAATGTATACAATGAGGATTATCTCAATCAATTAAAAGATGTAAACTCCATGTTGTGGGTTGTTGAAGATGAGTTGAGAGAATTGGAAAATGAACAAAGATTTGATGATCACTTCATTAAACTCGCAAGGTTGGTTTATACTACCAATGACGAAAGATCTTTCATCAAAAGAGAAATAAATAAAAGATATAATTCCACTTATCAAGAAGTGAAACTATATTCAAATAAATAATCCAACAAGTACATTATAAAAATGACAGTAACAAGATTAGTTCCAGAAGATCCGTATAGTCCACCAAATATTCTTGTGGATGATATGAACAACACTCCATATGTTTATCAAAACAGATATTATCCAATAATGCCTCTTCCTTGGTATCCTGCGGATTCTGGTGATACTAGAGATAGATTTGACTTGAGAGTTCTTCCTGATGCAGAACTTGCAGCACTTGGATGGACTCCGGCACCAGTAGAACCATCCTTTGATCCAACAACTGAAGTGTGTGAATGGAGTGAAGAAACTGGTAACTGGGTAGTGTCTACAATTCCAGCAGAATAATTAGATGACTTTTGAGATTATAGATAATGTTCTTACTGAAGATGAATTGATCCCGATCAGGAACATCATATTGAATTCATCATTTTCTTGGAATTTTACTCCAGCGGTATCATCATTAAATGATAGTGATGATACTATCATGGGATCTTATTATTTTACTCATACTTTTTATAATAAATTTCATGCTGATGAATTTTGTCCTGTTTTTGCTCCAATCTTAAATAAGATTGATGTGAAGGCATTGATGAGAGTCAAAGGAAATTTATATACTTCTACAGAAAAACTGATTCACCATAGTAATCATTGTGATTTTCCTTTTGAACACCGTGGTGCTATTTTTTATCTGAATACTAATGATGGATTAACTGTTCTTGAAGATGGTACCGAAGTTCAATCCGTAGAGAATAGATTATTACTTTTTGACCCATCTAAATCTCATCATAGTACAACTTGTACGGATAGTAAGTGTAGAATAAATGTAAACTTCAATTTCTTTTAAAAATATGGAAAAACTGAATAAGAATGATATTGTATCTCCAGTCAATTATGATGTGAATGATTTTCCTTTTCTGACTTATGAGCAACTTTTAGTCCTAAGACTTGAAGTTGCAGAAAGACTCACAAAACAGATGAGTGAAGAGGAAAAGTTTGAATTTGTTAAGGAAAGTACTTACCACAGTCTACCATTACAACATATTGAGATTCAAGGATTATTGATTAGATGTGGTGCTGGTGATTTACTTGATCAAGTATTGAAAGAAATTCTTGGAGAAGATTACAAACAAACTGCAAAGAAGACTTCTGAGATCAGAAGAGAAAACGGTGATCCACCACTATAGTTCCACTTCTTAAACTGTCCACCAAATACCCTGCAGGAGTACCCTGTGGGGTATTGTAGTATCTGGAGGTACATAGACACTATGAGACTTACAGGAACAGAAAAACTATTATTCATCTCTTCCTTCCTTATCTTCCTACAATGGGGTGTAAGACTTACAGAGAGGGTTCTGATAGGGTTCTAAATACAGGGTCTATACCTGACAATATGGATGAAAAACCCCCTCTGGGGGTTTTTGTTACACCACTCTAATGATAAATAGAGTTGTCAGGTATAAGATACTATGAATAACTATTACACCTACATGTATTGTAGAGAGGATGGAACCCCCTACTATATTGGTAAAGGTAAGACAACCAGGATACATTCTGACAGACACACAGTAGGTCTCCCTCCTAAAGAAAGGAGAAAGTTTCTGAAAACCTGTCTAACAGAAGAAGAAAGTCTGAGACATGAAAAATACATGATAAGTGTATTGGGAAGAAAAGATATAGGAACAGGCCTGTTACACAATAGGACTGATGGGGGAGAAAGTGGTGGAAGGGGTTGTATCCCCTCTGAAGAAACCAGAAAGAAAATGAGGGAAAAGAAGTGCGGAGAAAATAACCCTAACTGGAAAGGGGGACACTCAAAAAACTACCTCAGAAGAACCTCTAAGAAACCACATAGGAAACCCTCTATCAAGGAACCCTCTGGACACTGGAGAGGAAAACATATTTCTGAACTAACTCCTGAGGAAAAGGAGGAAAGAAAGTGGGAGATATATGATAAGAGAATGAATACCCTTAGTAACCTATAATATATCCTTATCAACCTCAACAAACCTATTCTATACACATATAAGTCAGTTTGTCAAGTGTCCATGGTCCTACCATTCTCTGTGTGGGTATGATATAGTTCTATCAGTTACACACAAACTATGGTTCATTCATTGGAGGTGGTTAGACCTTCATCTGACACCTCAGAAACCCTCTGTAGGCAGTTGTTTCATTGGTTTATGATGGAATACCTACCTGATAGGAGTATTGACCTTACAGTAGTTCATATGGACTTAACTGATGAGGGTGTGGATGGATGGTGTATGAGGGAGAGTGATTATGAGTTTATTATTCAAATAGAGGAAACTCTTGAGGGTAATGAATACACCAGAACTCTTCTTCATGAGTATTATCATCTTATGCAACATGTTCTGAATATTTCCAGGTGTGAGACCTGTGCATATCTCAGCGAAAAGATAAACCTTGACAAGTTAAACAAACTCCAGTAGGATAGGCTTGTCCGGGTTGATAAGGAATTTAACTTTAAGTAATTATGAAGACCAAATTTGTTACAGTTCAACCTAAGTCCAGTAAAGCAAAGAACAGATTTTCAAACATGATGGATGGTCTTCATTCTTGTAAAGTCCAACAAGAAGATGATGGTCGAATGTTTCTTGAATCAATCACTGGAAGGTATTTCTTCTGGATGAATAAGTTCAATGACCCAAACTGGATCCTCATAAAGTAAAAACTCATTAAATAACCACAACTACCAAAAGTAGAATGAACTCTTCTGAAAAACATGACAAAAGAAAAGATGCACTGGGTCTTTTCGTTGAATCAGTTATCAAACCAGACTCACAACTTCGTAAATGTGCTCACAATCAAGGATGTTATAATGAACTGATGGAATGGAGACAAGATATTTTGGAATACTTATCAAGTAGAAGAAAAGAAGAGTTTGAACGTTAAATAGACATATCCAGGAAAGATTGTTCATGTTGTCAACACAGTACAGACTGAAACTTGAGTTTATTTGCAAATGTATTGCTAATGGTGAAGAAGTAAAATTGTCTGATATGATCTGGGCAAATAAACTTGCCAAGGCAAATACATCTGCAAATGAGATGTTAAAGATGGCAAGACGCCAACACTCTCAAAACATTGAAGAAGGTAGTATGGATGACTTCATGAACCGTATGGGACTAGGGGATCCTGATCCAGCAAACCACAAGACAGGATTTGATAGTGCTGATGATATTAAAGACTGGTTTAAGAGAGATGATATTTCTGACTGGAGGCAAAGAGATTAATGCCACATGAATTTGATCCATGCGAAGCACCTGTAGGGGGTAAAGTTGATAAGTGGGGATTTACAATTAAACCTACTATCACTGACACAGAATTAATACTCATGTGTTTAAGAAATGCTCCCTGTGGAGCAGACAAAAAACAGGCAGAAAGATTGGTTAAATACTATGAACAAAATCCTGATTAATTATGTCTAAAGAACAATGGCAAGAAGTTATTTTGTGTGTTAAGAAAGAACAGGACAAATCTCTTCAACACATGAACAAACCAAAGTATAATGAATTGAGTGAAATTTTAGTTCAACTACAAAAACTACAAAATACCTAATATGTCTAAAACTGCAGTCATTTATACAGATGGAAGTCAAGAATGTGAGAGAATGGGTTCTCTTCTCACCACACTTCCAGAAGTGTCTGAATTTTTACAGTACAGATTAGGTGAACATTTCACAGAGAAGTCATTCTTTGATGAATTTGGTGATGAAGCAACATTTCCACAAGTCGCAATTGGAAATGAACATATCGGGAGTATGAAAGAAACTCTCCAATTCCTATCAAGTGAAGGTTATTATGATTAGTACAGAAACTAAAGAAGTTGTTGTGCCCGAAGGTGCAGAATTGGTTGATGATGTATTCTATGTCTGGGAGACTAGGTATGGATTATATTCATCAATGACCAAACAAGGTCGAAAGATGATAACAGGAATGTATAAAGATAATGTTACACTAATGACACGTTGGCATCTCCAATGTGAACAAGATGGTACTTTAGATCAATATACAAGAGTCGTTGGTAGTGCCACCATGGGTGTCAAACTGTAACAGTTTACAGTTACTGATTAAAGTTGTATAATTATTACATTGAGGAAAAACTTGAATGAAACTACTTACACTTGAAGACTACCAAAAGGCAGGAGAAACTTTCTGGCCAAAATACTTTTATGTTGCCAAAGAACTTGGTGAAAGTTCTAAACCAGAAGACATCCTAAAAGTTATGGAAGCTGTTGGTGGTGTAGCACTCAAGTTGAGATTGGAAGAGGATAGGTCTGGTCCTTTTGGATTCAACAAAAAGAAAGAGGATAGGGAAGATGAAGTCATCTGACATAGAACTTAGCAGTATTTCAAAAAACTTTGAATTTGAAAAGTTGTCAAGAGATGTTGATGAGATTTCTGATGTTAAATATCTTCGTGAAATGTTAAAATGTTATTTGAAACTTTATTTCAAACAACAGGAAACTATTCAATCCATTGGTTTGATGGATTTTGGTTTTCCAAGAAAAGAAGGTGAAATTCGTGTCGGAGATGAGGTTATCTTTGTTGGCGGAACAAAGGAACAAAGAAACTGGGGAGGTTGTGACCCTGCACATCATTTAATTGAAAATGTAAAATATACCGTCACAAAAGTGGACGTTAAATCACAACACACTAGAATAGAGTTGAAAGGTCTTCAGGGATGTTTCAATTCAGTTTTATTTCGAGTAGATGATGAGTGACAATTATTGGAAAGAAAGATTCTTCTCACTGAAAAGGTGGGTAGAACAACAACCCAACATTTCAGAGGCAGCTGAAAAAGATTGGGAAGATTTTTGGTACAATAGTATTACAGTACCCACACTCGAAGAAGTGTGGGAAGAAATGGAAGAGATTGAACAATTGACACCTAAAATTAAAGGAGATACAAATGGCGTTGAGTGATAGTGTAAATGAAAGTTTGGATGATGCAACATCAAGTTTAAGAAATGCCCTTGCATTTGCTGCTCGTAGTGAAAAACCATTCATATGTAAAGAGATTGCAAGTCTCATTCATAAGATTGAAAGTGTGAAACAATCAGAGAAAGTTCTTGATATGTTGGAGACCCGTAAAAAAGGTGATAATGGTCTATTTGGTTCCTTCTTTGATGGAGATGAATAAATATCACAACAACCTGAAAACATCCTAAAGAAGGGGAAGTTTCCAGGTTTTCTGGTCTAAACTATTGGTGTTTCAACACATACTCCTATGACTCTTCAAAACAAAAATTCAAAACTAACTCAAAATGAACTTGATAGTATTGAAATTGCTGTAAAAGAGACAGGAATCAGGGCAATTCACCCTGAAAGAATGGAAGCATATGCAGAAAGCATGGTAGAACGACTCAAAAATACTCTCAAAGAAAATAAATAATAAGAAAACTTATAAACTATATGGAAAAAACTATCGAGGACCATATTGATAAGGATAAGAATATCCTTGATGATCCCACTATCTCACCTCAACAACGTCGTCACATTGAATCTGAACTTCATGACCTTGAAGAGTATCATGAGCACAATCCAGAAGACCATCATGATCCCACTCCACTAGAAATGTATTGTGATGCCAATCCTTCTGAACCAGAATGTTTGGTTTATGAAGACTGAACCAATTGAATAAGTGTCACAAAGAGGGTTGAAAGACCCTCTTTTTTATTGTATTATTGTTAGTAACCCCCAAAGTGTCCCAGTAGTGAAACCACCCAAGATTATGAAACTCAATACCCACCAGCAACACCCAGAGGATATGATCCTGACTGGTGATCTGTCCATCATTGATGAACTCTACAAAGAGAACTTCATCTCGGTAAAAATAGATGGAAGCCCGGCTGTGGTTTGGGGCACACATCCAGAAAATGGTGAGTTCTTTGTAGGGACTAAATCTGTCTTCAACAAAAAGAAAATCCGTATCTGTTACACCGAAGAAAATATTAGAGAGTATTACAATCACCAACCAGAAGTTGAGGAAATCCTTCTTGATTGTTTGAAGTATCTCCCTCGTACTGAAGGAGTTTATCAAGGAGATTATCTGGGGACAGGAGGATCTGATACATACAAACCTAATACCATTGAATATGTTTTTGATGAGATTGTAACTGAAAACATCATCATTGCTCCTCACACATATTACACTGGTGATTGTCCCCTCTATGAGATGGAAGCTCATTCACTAGAAGGTGAACTTTGTGAGACTAATGATTGTAAGTTCGTTCAACCTTTTGTTGACCGTGTAAACTGTAACATTACTGCTCCAGTTATTGACACTAACGACTATACATTCCTCACAGAGAAAGAGGCTTACCAGGCAAAGGTTGCCATCAATGCTCTTATCAGGTCTGGACAGAAACTTCATGAGGTAGACTTGATTGACATCCTTGGTTCACTCCGACTTGCTAATCTTTACCTACTGGTTGTTGAGATGAAGGAGGAACTTATGGAGGATATGATTGTCTACAACTGCCCTAAGTCTTACATTGGAGGACTAAAAGTCAATCAAGAAGGGTTTGTTATGTCCACAGAGTATGGTATGATTAAGCTTGTAAACAGGGACCAGTTCTCTTATGCAAACTTCACACAGGGTAGATTTCAATGACAGACGAACAACTTCAACAAATGGAACCAGTAGAACTTGAACGGTTCTTGGAAGAATGTGCCGAGAAGGCCAAAGAATACAAAGTCTCATTTGAATACTACATGGCGGAGTTCGCATGACTGAACAACAAAGGATTACAAGAGCACTATCACAAGTTGATGATCTAACTACTCTTCTTGAGAATAATGAATGGAAAAACTTTCTATATTCACATCTCATTCCACTCAAATATGAGTTACAGAGACAACAATGCCTCTTGACTAATCAGACCAATTCCACTAACATTGAAGAGTAATTAAACCAAACTGATGAAGACCCTTTTTATTGTTGATCATTTTGTTCCGTTTCCACAATCAGAATATGGTGGTGTTTGGAATGTTATTGCCGATGATGAAGATGAGTGTTTTGATATAATTACATCTGAAGACGACAGTAATTATTTTGAGTATTATAGTGTTTTGAGGGAAAATATTAGTAAGGCATATAAATATACTATTACATCCGAGGCAGAATCAGGAATTGTTACCTCATTCCTTACTTAAACTCATATGTCAAACTATTCAACAGAGTCTCTTTTAGTTGATCTTCAACGAACTATAAAACATCTTGAAGACAATATCAAAGAGAAAAACAAAGAGATTGAAAATCTTAAAGGCCTAATTTTCAAACTCCAAGACAACATTCAAAAAAGTGACTAACTAAATGATTGAACTTGAACTACCCAATGATTTTATTCATGATGCTCCAACAGGTTATTCATATTCAGTTAGTGAATTCAAACCCAATGTATTATCCATTTGGTTGAATCATCACGAAGAATATATCTACACAAAAGAACCTGTTAAAAGTATTTGGGGATTTGTGCGGTTCACAAAGAAGGGTCACAAATACTATTCACCAATCAACTCTAAAAAAGTTGGCAAAGAAATAGATATCAATGAAACACGCCCATTCTCTTCTATGAGACTCCACCTTAATCCTCTAGAGGCGGCATTTTTTTGATGGAAACCCGTAAAGATCGTATGGCTCACCCATATACTCCACAGGTTGATGATTATGTCATCTGGACGCGTCCTGGTGGGACGATTACCCAAGGATGGGTATACTTTGTTGACAGTGAATATATTACTATTGAGACAGGTGTAAAGGATAAACCTAATTGTGAATATACAAGACATGAGAAACATAAAAAGATTCATATTCTTGTATTATGTCATCCTTGTTTCTGGAATCAGTTACAGTATATCAAGAACAGAAGAGGTGATGACTAAGTGTAAAATCTATTGACATTATTGTTAGTAACCCCCAAAGTGTCCCTATAGTGTAACCAATCAATCATCATGACGACCCCAATCGTAACTCAGCTCTCAGAAATCCGTGACCAAGTTCGTAAACAGGATTTCAAATGGACTAACGACCAACGCGAACGTTATGCAACCCTTATCGATCAACGTCACGCACAAATTGCACAATGGCGTGAAGAAGGTCGTGTCTGGGTAGGCCCTTCTAACATTGGTAAAGAAAAACCACAGGAGCAAGAATCAGACGATTGATAAACTGTCCACTACCTCTTGACTTTCACCAAGTCAGGGGGTATTATTGTTAGTAACCTCTAAAGTGTTCCTTTAGTATAACCACCACTTTTGAAATGATTACTCTTCGCCCTCATCAACAACGTGGTTTGGACGCACTAGAGTCCAATGATCGTGGACAAATACTAATCCCAACAGGAGGAGGAAAAACGCTGATTGCAATCATGGATGCAAAGAGACAATTAGAGACTCAACCTTCCACCATTGTTGTTGTCTGTCCCAGGATTTTGCTTTCTGAGCAGTTGTGTTCAGAGTTTCTTGAGGTCATTGACACCAAGAATGTTCATGTGCTACATTGTCATAGTGGTGAAACTACTCACTTCAGTTCCACCAGGGCAAAAGATATTCACCTATTCACCAATGTAGCACGTAGTGAGGGTGAGAGTGTTCTAATCTTCACCACATATCACTCTCTACACCGTGTACAAGAGGCAGACATTGAAGTCAATACCATTTACTTCGATGAGGCACACAACAGTGTTCAACGCCACTTCTTCCCTCCTACAGAGTTCTTCTCTAACGAAGCAGATCGTTCATACTTCTTTACTGCAACCCGTAAGACTTCTATCACTATCAATAAGCCTGGTATGAATGACCGTGAGGTTTATGGTGACATTATTTGTCGTGTCTCTGCTCCTGAACTTGTTCAAGGTGGATACATTGCTCCACCTAAAATTCATGTGAAAGAGTTTGACATTCACAACAATACCAAACTCATCACTTGTGAAACTGATTGTGAACATCTCATCTCTACTATTGATGAGGTTCAGATGAAGAAACTTCTGGTCTGTGTGAAGACTACCAAACAACTGGTAAATGTCATCACTCATACTGATTTCACTACTCAGTTGTCTGACCGTGGTTATTCGTACCTTTATATTACCGCAAAAACTGGTGCAGTTGTTGATGGTAAGAAGGTCAATCGTGAGGAGTTCTTTAACGTCCTAAACTCTTGGGGTAAAGATCCCGATAAAAAGTTCGTTGTTCTTCATCGTTCTATTTTGTCAGAGGGTATCTCTGTCAACCGTCTAGATTGTGTTATCTTCCTTCGTAATATGGACACTATTGAATTAACTCAGTCGATTGGTCGTGTTCTTCGTACCTGTCCCGATAAGTCCTTTGGGTTATGCGTGGTGCCGATTTATAGTAAAGTTGGGATTTCTACACAACGTGCTCTTCAAAATGTTGTTGATACGGTATTTGAAAGAGGTGAGCTCCTTGACAGCGTAGTGCGTAAATAAGGTTCAGTCATACCAAGGGTTTTGGGGGTATCAAAAACCCCTTTTTCCATATCGAACCCGTTTATGACCTAACACACCTTCATTCGCACAGAATTATTGAAAAATCAGTTTATGAAACTAATTGAACACAGAAGTGATATCCTAGATTCCAAAGTTCGGGAACTAGGATTCATTGTAGGTAAAGATGATGAGTATGCAGCCATACCTTTGACAGGTAGTGAGACCAAGTTGGTTATCATTCATAAGGGTAATATTTTGAAGACTTGTCGTAACCGAAAGGCAGCACTTACCTTTATCAAAAAACATTCTAAAACTAAATAAGACATAGGATAAAGAAAGAAGATGAAGACCTTTCAACAATTTAACGAAGATGCACAGGTAGGCCCATCGTCTTTCGGTGGTGATAAGGGTTGGAGTAATACACAAATGAAAGGTTTTAGTAATAAAATTGATAGTGTAAGAAAGGCTCCTGTAAAATTGGTGAAGGATCTTTACAACGCCAAGAAAGAAGCAGAGGAAGAGAGAGAAAACGAACAAAGAAAGATTGACATCTATAACAAGAAGATGCAAGATAGTAAGAAAATTGCAAAACTTGAAAAACAAATTGATAATATAACGAAGAAAGACCAACAACAAACTACTGATAAGAAACCTACACCTACACAACAAACCAATGAAGTTTATGATCCTGAAATTCAATCAAGGTCACAGATTCGTAAGACTGGTGAAGGTGGAAGAGTAGGAAGAGACCGTAGAAAGAGTGAACCAGAACGTCGTAGAATGAAGGCCACTGGTGGTGGTAAGTCTGAACCAGTTAGCTATAAGGATCGTAAGGACATTGGTAGTCAGAAACAAGCAAGCACCCGTCAACAACAACCAGAAAAATCAAGAGGTTCTGAAGAAGTCAAACAATCATATGCTGATAAGGTTAAGGCAGAAAGAAAGGCCGCAGCATTGGCAAGACGCCAGGCCAAATCAGGTGGTGGAGAGGTAAAGAAAACCACCACATCTTCTAAAGATGCTGAGAAACAAGCATCCAAACTTCTGACCAAGAAGACACCAGAGAAGAAAGTTGATCCTGATTATAAACCAGCCAAGGCGTCTGGACTTACTCGTAAAGAGAGAATGTCCCAGCAACGTAAGGGTGAAACCATGTTGCGTGGTATATTTAAAGACCAAGAAACTGACAAATACCGCAAGGCAACGGGCAAGAATCCCGATGCCAAAGGTAGAACCAAGATTATGGGTAGAGTGCACAAACGGATGAGTTCCTAAATTATATGTGGGCGGTCAATGTGTCTTGGCGGAGTGTTGACGTAAGACCCAAAATATGATATAATTCTAAATAGTATGTCCGCCAAGACAACTATGAAAGAATATTATACTTATGCCTATCTTCGCGAAGATGGAACACCTTACTACATAGGGAAAGGTCAAGGAGATAGAATAACTAGAAAACACTATCGTAGGGATGGTGGATATTTTAGTGCCCCAAAGGATACGAATAGAATATTATATCTGAAACGAAATCTGTCAGAACAAGAGGCATTTAGACACGAACAATATATGATTAGTGTCTATGGGCGTAAAGATATTGGCACAGGCATACTACGAAACCGCACAGATGGTGGTGAAGGTCCGACTGGCAAAGTTTTAAGTGAAGAAACAAAGAAAAGGATTAGTGAGTTTCAAAGGGGCAAACCTAAATGGTCTGACGCCGATAAAGAAAGAATTAAACAACAAGTCACAGGCAGATGGGAAACATATAGTGAAGAGAAGAAAGATATTATTAGACAAAAACTAAAAGAGAATCACGGTGGTGGTTCTTCGGGTGATAGAAATGCCAAGTCAATAGGGTGGCGAATTTATCATAAATGTGGTAAAATAACGGAGATGGTAGGTATATCTAATTGGGCAAAATCTAATGGTTACATTCAGGCACATATAATTGCGGTAAGAGATGGTAAGAGAAAGTATCACAAAGACATCATAAAGGTGGAGAGACTAAATAAAAATATAATCAAAGTAACCAGTTTTTGAACTGTCACAAACCCTCTTGACTTTTTGTCAGAAGGGTTTTATAGTATGCATATGAACTACCAACAACTGACAGATACAATCTATCCAGACTTTGTTGAATACACTCTGGATAAACATTCAAAAGAAATAAAAGATTTGTACAGGGGTTTCATTGATGAATATCTCAATGAAAGTCTTGGTGAGTTGAATCCAAAGACACGCAACAAACTGACAAAAGAGTTACTTGATCGACTTATTCGGTGATATTATTGTTAGTAACCTCTAAAGTGTCCCTGTAGTGTAACCACTCAATTATTATGACCACCACTTATCAACAATTTGTTGATGATCTTCATTCTATCCCTGATAAAGTTTTTATCGATTTTCTAATTGAATGTAAGAAAATTTATATGAGATATTCTGGAGTAGGACTTTATAATTTTGTCAAAGGTCATAAGGTTGAACATGAATTTGTGAAATATGTTAAATCATATATTGACTTGAGAGCCAGTAAAAAACAATCACCAGATGATCCCGATTGTGTTTATGGTGAGAATTATCTCCCAGATATTAAAACAAAGCAAGATGGTCTTAAGACAAAGAAAAATGGCGAATTTTATGCAAATCCATGGATCTTAAAGAATCCCTATTCAAATAAAGATGTTTTTACAACTAGGGCAGACTCATATATCTTAATTGATCCCACTTGTAACAAAATTGCGGTCGTTGATTCAGAATATTTCTCTGGATGTTTTAATAATCAAAACTCAACTACTTGTTATTTCAATGTATGTCGAGATCAAGTTGACATGATTTTTGATGGTACCGGCAAAATTCCTTATGTCGAACCAATTGAACCCATCAGTGAGTATGATTTAATGGAGTCAATTCCATGAATGTTATTGTTAGTAACCTCTAAAGTGTCCCTGTAGTGTAACCACTCAATCAACTCATGACTCTCACTCAATCCAAAACTGAATATCTGACTGAGGCTCTCATTGAACAACTGAATAACCGTGAGAAGGTCAACTCTATTGAATCTTCAAGATCCTGTTACACCAACTTTGAGTATGAAGTTGGTCGTAAGTATATCAAAGTCTGGTCTTATTTGATCTCTGATGGTGAGAAACTCCGTGGTCGTTCTTGCTTCATGTTTGTAGAAAAAGAGACTGGTGCAGTTCTGAAACCTGCTTCACATCGTGCGCCTGCCAAAGGCATTAGGTTCTACATTGATTTCCTGGCTGATCACCCTGAGGTTGTTGATCAATACGGTTCCTTCCTTTATCTTCGTTGAGATTATTGTTAGTAACCTCCAAAGTGTCCCTGTAGTATAACCACCCAATCAAATGCCACTTTCTGAATCCACTGTCTCACGAATTGTTGATGCACTCAAAGATGACATCATTGAACACATTTACTTGAACGAGAAATATAATGAAGTTATGCGTCAATGTATTGAAGAGGCATTAGATGCCAAAATGGGTGAGATGGATGAAGATCTATATTTTGACCTTGGTATGTGTTTATACGAACGAATTGAATTGAAATAAAGTTAGTAACCTCTAAAGTGTCCCTGTAGTATAACCACTCGCCAATCAATCAAATGAGCATCTATGTAAGATTCGATTCAGCTGAATATGATGAACCACAGTTCATCGGTCCATTTGAAACCGAAGAGGATGCTGATGATTATGCAGACTATCAGAACACAGGTCTTTCACTAAATGGTGTTCCTGGTCATGTTGCATCCTATTCTGTATCTGGTTGTTGACATTATTGTTAGTAACCTCTAAACTGTCTCTATAGTATAACCACTCTCCCCCAACACCATGAGCAACACTATCAAACAAGAATCTGTTGATCTAATGGCAGAACAACTTTATCAACAGATGGTACAACATGTTGATAATGACAACTATGGTAATTCTGACGCCATTCATTCTGAATGGGTTGTTGATGGTAAAGACCCCGAAGATGGTGAATATGAGTTCATGTTCATTGACTATCTCTCACAAGTTTAATTTACATCACACACAAACTAAATCATGAAAAAGTTTCTCACCTCTGTTATTGCAGGCGCTTCTGTTATTTTCACACCAGGATCAGCCATTGCTGGTAACACTTATGAAGACCATGTAGATCTCTTTAACGCACTCAACGAAGTTGGTATTATTGTCAGCATCAACTCCAAACTTCATTGTAGGTCTGGCGTAGATGGTAAGTATAATACAAGGTCAGGTATGTTGATTGTATGTCAAGACAATGGCGTTCCTGGTGGCCCTCAAGTAACCTGGACTTTAAATGACTTAGACACACTTAGACATGAATCTCATCATGTTGTTCAGGACTGTAATGAGGGAACAATTGCAGATGGGTTAACGGATAACCTTTTTTATGAAGAACAAGAGTTAATTGAATTTATCTCAAAGTCATCACTTACTACAGAACAATTAAAAAATCTGATGGAGTCATTAAAAAATGATGGACTGAGTTACACCTCAATCATGATTGAAGTTGAGGCATACATTGTAGCAAAAGATGTTGATGCATCAACTATTGCCTCTAAAGTCAGGGAGTTCTGTACCCTCTGATTGATGGGCATATGTAACATGTTTTGGTGTGGTTACCTTGTTACATTGTAAGACCCATGTAGTAGAGGCATCAATCACATAATTGTGGTGGTTATAGTGATTGAGTAAGGCCTCATTGTTGGATAATAAAGTTAGTAACCTCTAAAGTGTCCCTGTAGTGTAACCGCAACAATTATGATGACATTTCTCAACTGGGTTCAAGAAGCAATTGGTTGTAAAGTAGAAGACGAAAAAACTGGAATGGTTCATACCATTACCGGTGGTAAGTTTCTCGCTGATTCACCTTTGTGGCCTATGATTCAACTTACGGATGAGAATGGAGTTGTAAGATATGCAACTCTTGATAGGTTTGAAGAACTGATCTCTGTGGGGTAAGTTTTGAATTGATAAGATAACACTTTCACCCTCTCTTTGAGAGGGTTTTTTTATGCGTAGAGATCATCACTCACCAGATAGAACAAATCTACTACTTCAGACCCCAGTGGTACCAGGGGCTCTCACGATATCAAAAACTCTTTTTTCCATATCGGGGGTTTTCAGGTGTGATAGGTCGTTTGACCCGATAAAATTATGGAAAAATCAGTTTATGACACTAACTGGTTCCGGGTATTATTGTTAGTAACCTCTAAAGTGTTCCATTGATATAGTCTACTACAAAACCACATGCCTAAGGCCATCACAAGTTTTGATCAAACCAAAATTGGAAGAAATTTAGAATCATATTACAATCTTCTCAAACTAATTGGCGGCTCTTTGAAAACTGAAAATGAAGAGTTTGTCAATGATATAGTAAACATTCTTGATGACACTATTTTTAATGCCGCCAGTAGTGTTTATTTCAGAAGTAATTTGATATCGGAAACCGCTAACCAACAACGTACAGATGGTGAAGTCATATTAGACGATCTGTGTAAACAACACAGATATCCTAGGAAATTGTCAACCGCATATATTTTTGATAATATATGTAACTGGAACATTGATGAGTTTAGAGAAGATATCATAAGATTGTCAGTGTTCGACATGACAACCAAGGAAGAGAATCAAGCATTGAAACCCTTTCAGAAGAGTGAAATCTTCAATATGGATAAGCCACTTGAACCTTATGATAAACTCGGTATAAAGATGGTAAAGTGTGATTGGCTTAAAGGTAAAAGAAAAGATGAACAACCACACATCTATGAAGAGAGGGTAGACTTATTTGGAAACACCTACTACACCACATAAGTCTGCCCTCTCTTCCACTCGAATCACTTCAACCTTTCTTCTATTATTGTTAGTAACCTCTAAAGTGTCCCTATAGTATGAGAACACCTTCAAACAACCCCTACGTGAACAACCTAGTCGAAATGGGTTATGATCAACAAGACTGCGAAGTCGCATCAACAATGTTTCAAAAGAAAACGTTTCCATGTGTAATCCATGGTCGTTCATTTGATACTGAAGAGCAGTATCTTGAGGAACTCCAAGAGTTTCTGAATGGTAACTAACATTGTTAGTAACCTCTAAACTGTCCCTGTAGTATGAGAACACCTTCAAACTAATGCGTTACACAAACCCCTCTGGTCAAGAGTACATTTTTCCTTATTCAATCTCCCGTGAAGAAGCACTACAACGTATGGAAGAATATGAAAAGAAAGTAGAACAAGATGAACGTTCTGGACAACAATTATTCGATGATATGTTCGGAGGTTGATTAACATTATGCAAGAGACTAAGTTTATTCTTCACGGTCAATTTCATCGCTCTGGTTGGGTTATGAACGACAGTTTAAGTTACATCAAACTCACAAAAGAGGAAGCAATTGTAACATGTAACCGTATTAATCCCAACTTTGTAATTCAATCTGTTACCATCGAAAAGTGATTATGAGAATTGCATTCACTGTTTTAGTTGTCATCCTAGGTGCTAATCTAATGATTGACTTATTAGATTCAAGTATGGTAAAACTCATTCAAGAACGTAATGAAACACTTCAAAGAAGTCTTGATTCGATGTAATTATTGTTAGTAACCTCTAAAGTGTCCCTGTAGTGTAACCACGTTTCTAAACTATGTCTATCACCATCAAATACGATTTTTTCTCTGATCATTCACTTACTGCAGTAGCAGAAGTATGTGAGATTGCAAATGTAACACCACTATCTGTTACATTCAATTCTACAATGCATGATAATGTAAGTGTGGAGTTTGTCGATCAAAAGGACGCAATCCTTTTCAGTGAGGTATATCTTGGATCAACAGATCCTTCTGATATTCAAGAGTATGTTGGTTCTGAAACTCCTCTTGGAGAGGAAGTATATGGTGGTTAATAAAGTTAGTAACCTCTAAAGTGTTCCTATAGTATAGGGTTCAGACTTCTCTTTCCTACTTCTCTCCAATCGGATTGTTTCTAGGTATTGTTTCTCTGAACTATTCTGAGTCTTTCTTCAATGATCAAAACCAAAAAAGAATGGTCTAAAGTCTACGCTAACTTCTATTCTATTGTTTTAATTCTGATTCTTCTTTGACATCATGACTTATTCAAACCTCTCAAAAATAAAGACTAAGTTCAGAACTGAAGGTCAAATTACTGGTAATTGGGGAAAGAGTAAAGTACGCACTAATGGTAACAGTGACCTAGGA